GTATTGACTAAATATTTTCCAGACTGGCGTAGAACAATAAACGAACTACAAAGATATTCCACATCTGGTCAAATAGATTCTGGGATTCTTGTAAACATATCGGAAGTTAATATCAATGAACTTATTACCTCGCTCAAAGCTCAGGAATTCACGAATGTACGAAAGTGGATTGTACATAATCTTGACAATGACCCTGTCCATATTTATAGGCGTATTTATGACAATCTTTATAACCATGCTACTGCTGGTACAATACCTCATGCAGTTCTTATCTTATCTAAGTATCAGTATCAGTCAGCGTTTGTGGCAGACCAAGAAATAAACTTACTGGCTTGTCTAACAGAAATTATGGTGGATGTGAAATGGAAATAGATAAAGTACAAGTGATGAAACCATTTGGTCCTTTAGTTATGATGGCACAATTACCAGAGGGATTTATTAAAAAACTTAATGGAATTGCTGATGAAGTTAAAGAAAAAGGTGACATGGGCCCAAGACTTGCTGGTGTCATAAAAAAAGAAAGTGAAATACCACATTCTATGTTAGAAGAAAAAAAATGTATGGATATCTTTCATGCACTATCTAGAAGTTATATTGAACAAGCTTACATAAATTCTCATCAACAAGATTTATATAATGCTATAAATATTAAAACTCAAATGCAATCTATTTGGACTGTACATCAATATGAAAATGAATATAATCCACAACACAATCATTCACATTGTCAGATAAGTGCTGTGTTATATTTAAAAGTTCCTGCTATGAAACCTAGAAACATACCTGGCAAAAGAGATAAGGATGGTGAAATAGAATTTACATTTTGTCAAACTGATAGTATTTTTACAACAGGTTCTTTTGTAGTAAAACCAAAACCTGGCATGTGTTTATTATTTCCTAATAGTTTATTTCATCAAGTATATCCATTTCAAGGCTCTGGTGAAAGAAGAAGTATTGCATTTAATATGTCATACAAAGGATTTAAAAAAGATAGTGGTATACAAGTTGCTGGTGATAGTGTTAATTTATATAATGAAACAAACCATGCAGATACCATACCATGGCGGAGATTAGATAATGCATGAATTAAAAGAATATCTAAAAGCTATCAATACTTCCAAAGAGAAACTTATGGATGGTGAAGATGAGATGTGGGAAAAGAAATATCCACCCTATATTGTAAACAAATGTCTTGCTCCATTTCAAGATACTATCTTTCTAGTCAATGAAATGAACATGAATCATCAGGCAGATAAGAAATTACAGTTTGATTTTTTACTAAATACTCTAAGAACAAGACAAAGGTATACACCTTGGTTGAAAGCGAAGAAAGAAAAACATTTAGAATGTGTTAAAGAGTATTATGGATATAGTAATGAAAAAGCAAAATCAGCTCTCAGTATACTAAATGATGAACAAATAAAAACTATCATGAATAGTTTAGATAAAGGCGGTAAACATGGAAAATAATGTAGTTTGGAAACAAGAGCAGATGTTTGAAGTTCTATTAAAAGAACCAGATGACTTCCTAAAGATAAGAGAAACTTTATCTCGCATAGGAGTTGCTTCAAGAAAAGAAAGAAAGTTATATCAGTCTTGCCACATACTTCATAAACAAGGTAAGTATTATATAGTACACTTTAAAGAATTATTTGCACTTGATGGTAAGGATACAAATTTATCAGAGAATGATATTGCTAGAAGAAATACAATAGTTAAACTTCTAAGTGATTGGGGATTGGTTACAATGAAAGGTACACCAGAACCTATTGCACCATTAAGTCAAATTAAAATTATTTCATTCAAAGAAAAAGATGAATGGATGTTAGAAACTAAATATAACATAGGAAAAAAGAAAGAGGTAGAGTAGTGGCATATTCAAAAAAGATAATGAGTATTAAAGAAGCAGATAAACTGTTTCCTGGCCTAAGGGAACTGTCATCTTATTGTCCTAGAAAACCTATGCCTAAGAAATTAGATAGTAGGGGGCGTGATACTTTACATAATCAATATGGCTTAAAGAATGAGAGTGTATCTAGAAGTAATGTAGAGAAACCTAGGGCGTTAGGCAAGATGTGGTCTAAAGATAAAACAGAAGGTAGAAAAAAACTTGCTGAAAGAGGTATGCATGAAAACTTTATTAAGGCAAGAGAAGAAAGTATTAAGACAGCAGTTAGAAGTAATACTACTGGTAGATTTGAACGAAAACCTGATAATGAAGTAAATAAACAAGCATTGTATATGAGAGCATATAGGGAGAAAAGAAGAAATGGCGTACAGTAAGGCCGTACTTGACCACTTTGAAAATCCTCGTAATGTAGGTAAACTAGATAAAGATAGTCCTAGTGTAGGAACTGGTCTTGTTGGGGCACCAGCATGTGGTGATGTTTTAAAATTGATGATAGAAGTGGATGATAATGATAAAATTATTGACGCTAAGTTTACTACATATGGGTGTGGTTCGGCAATTGCCTCATCTAGTCTATTAACAGAATGGGTTAAAGGTAAGACTTTAACTGAAGCAAGTCTAATTAAAAATACAGAAATTGCAGATGAACTAGCATTGCCACCAATCAAGATACATTGTTCCGTACTTGCAGAAGATGCTATCAAAGCTGCACTTGCAGACTATAAAGGAAAACAAGAAACAATGGTAAATGGCAACCTAACACAGAGTAAATATATAATGGATGACTTTAAAAAATTCTTGTCTGAACAATCAGATGAAAAACCTTATCAATTAGTTATCATCTCACATGATGACCCATTAGACCCAAATGAAACTGCCCCACTTATTAGAAAAAATGCAGACAAGCTTGGACTTGAAGTTCATTTAGTAGAGTTAATGGGATGTTATCTAGAAGATGGTGATGGTGATAGTAAACTTTTATATACATACCCTGTTGATAAAGATGGTAAAGCAAAATTACCAACTATGAAAGTAGATTCTGAATATCAAAAACCAATAGTAATGAATCCAAAAAGTACCTTAATAATGATGAGAGGATTAAATGCAAGAGATGGTTGTGCTTCTTGGTATGTTATGGGAAGAACACTTGAACACGCTGGATTTAATCTTATTAATTCTGTTAGATGTAATGAAATTTGTAATAATAAATGGTATAATCAAATGATGTTTCAAAGAAACAATATTAGAACACCAGAAACATATTTAATTAGACATTCAGAAGATTCAAAAAATGCCACTGAAAAATTAAATAATAAGTATCCAATGATTTTAAAAACAGCACTAGGTTCACAGGGTGTTGGCGTTATGTTTATAGAAAGCGAAAGAGCACTTACTGGTATTGTTCAGTTATTATATAGAGAAGACCCTTATGTTGATATTATACTACAAGAACAAATTAAAACAGATTATGATGTTAGAGTTATAGTAGCGTCAGGTAAAATTATGGGGGCTATGAAAAGACCTATAATACAAGGAGATTTTAGAAGTAATGTATCACAAGGTTCAGAACCAGAAATACATAAACTTACAGAACTTGAAAAAACAGAATCAATAAGGGCTGCAGAATCAGTTGGGGGTACGATTGTTGGAGTTGATTTTATTCCAGCAAAAAATAGAGAAAAAGAAAAACCTTTCTTTATTGAAGTTAACTCAACACCAGGCTTAACAGGTATTGAAGGTGCTGTAAAAATGAAATCAAGCAAAAAAAGTATTACAACAGACATTTTAAATAACATGAAAACTATTTTAAGCACTATTGAAAAAGAAAAGGAGAATAGATAATGATAAATGCACTAAGAAAAAAATATGAAGCTGAAGTTGCAGCTGCAAAAGCAAACATTGATGTTTATATAAACAATCCTGTTGGTATAGGTGAACACCCAGACTTAGTTGGAGCAATGGATTTAGAAATGACAAAGTTGGCAGATGCATCTGATAAACTTGCAACATTGAATTCATTTTACCCAGAAACGGCAGAAGAATTTTTATCAGAAGAAAACAAATAAACATTGACAAAACTTGTTGAACCAGATATACTGGCACATATATTATGAACTTTTATACAAATGTAACACCATGGGGTAATACCCTGCTCGTTAGAGAATATGTAAATGGAGAAAGAGTTAATCGAAAGGTTAAATATTCCCCTACGCTGTTCTGTAAAGTAATCAAAGAAACAAAACATAAAACCTTAGATGGTCAATATGTCACACCTGTAAAACATAATACAATCAAAGAAGCAAAAGAATGGTTAAAATCTTATGAAGACCAACCACATTTAATCTTTGGTAATACTACATTTCAATATAATTATATTGCAGATGAATATCCTAGTTTTGTAAAATGGGATGTTGATAAAATTCTTATTGTAACGATTGATATAGAAGTGGCATGTGAAAATGGATTTCCAAACCCAGAAGATGCAATTGAACCACTACTATCAATCACAATTAAGAATCATCAAAACAAACAAATATTAGTTTGGGGTACAGGTGAATACAAAAACACAAGAGAAGATGTAACTTATGTAAAATGTAAAGATGAAAAAATGTTGATACAAGAGTTTTTATCTTTCTGGCAAAAGAATCAACCAGATGTGATTACAGGTTGGAATACAGAATTTTTTGATATACCTTATGTATGTAATCGTATTAAAAATTTATATGATGAAACAGAAGTGAATAAACTTTCACCTTGGGGTAATGTATCAAGTAGAGAAGTTTATCAAATGGGTAGAAAACATCAAGTCTATGATATTCAAGGAGTATCACATTTAGATTATTATGATTTGTATAGGAAGTTTACATATACCAATCGTGAGAGTTACAGACTTGACCATATTGCCCATGTTGAACTCGGTGAGAGTAAAGATGACAATCCATACGAAACATTCCGAGAATGGTACTTAAAGGACTTCCAATCGTTTATTGACTACAATATACAAGATGTAGAAATTGTTGATAGACTAGAAGATAAAATGAGATTGATTGAACTATGTTTGACTATGGCTTATGATGCCAAGGTTAATTATATGGATGTACTTGGTTCAGTTAAATATTGGGATATACTAATCTATAATGAACTTAGAAAAAAGAATATAGTAATTCCACAAAAAGTAAATCAAACTAAATCTGAAAAGTTTGAAGGTGCATATGTAAAAGACCCACAAGTGGGTTTACATAAATGGGTGATGTCTTTTGATTTAAATTCACTATATCCACATCTGATTATGCAATATAATATTTCACCAGAAACATTAGTTGCAAATGAAAAAGTTAAAAACATGTCTGTTGAGAAAATGCTAAATAAAAGTGTAGACACATCAATATTAAAAGGTGCAACTATGACACCAAATGGTGCTTTGTTTAAAACAACTCAAAAAGGATTTCTACCAGAACTCATGCAAAAGATGTATGATGATAGAGTAAAATTCAAACAGTTAATGTTGGAGGCAAAAAAAGATTATGAA